AGGGGTGAGTATAATAATAATAGTGATAATTTGTTTATAATTAGTTAGGTCGTTTCCTGACATACCGTTCCGGAGCGACGCTAGAAAACTCATCCACTCGAGAGCATGCTGAGCTCTAACATACAAACTAAAATTACAAATATCAATATTAATATTATTGATTTCAAAAATTTTATAATTTTTATGTATTTTTAAAACTTTTATATTTTTTTTGGGTTTTTTGTTATTTTTTCTCTTAATATTTAAAAAATTCTTCAAAAAACTGCACATTAACTTAATCTGGATAAAAAATAAATCAGCACAGGCGTGCTTTAAACTCGCAAGCGTAAAACCTAACCAGCACCTTTCATATATAAAACTCCATAATGAAGCAGATATTAAGTGATAATAACGCAATCTTAACGTCCATCGATTGCACCGGACGTGCTTATAAAAAACTAAAAATCCTCCACCTTAATGCTAAGGCTCTTTGCTTTCTGTTCAGCATCAGCAACAAGCTTCTGGACAATGGCACCCATGGTTTTGTATTCATAGGTCCAAGTAAGTCCATGACGGATCAACACTCCATTGGCTTGTGCTCTAGTTCTTTCATACCATTCTTCACCTCTCCAGTATGCAAATCGAAAAGCATTTTCAATATTGACTCTGAATTGGTCATTAATGGTCAAGGCTGTATCGTTTCTAACCCAATTAAAGAGCTGATAAACTATTGACTCATTCGGTATAGGGAAAAATTCATCCCCTTGTTGTCTAAACATATTCTTCAAGAATTGGCACTCGAATATGTTCTTTGGTCGTATTTCTGAAATTTTGTCGGCTGAGGTAACTTCAAAACCTAACTCATTATATCCTGCAACTAATGTTTCAGCATTGATGAATCTTCGTGCTAGTGGAGAAATTCCAATCACAATATCATCAGCAGCCAAAATCTGACGGACATGTCCCCCTATGAATTCAGGGTTTGCCCATTCAGGTTTGACTTTCATCAATATGCGATAGCAAATCAAAGCTAGAATCATTGCGTGTATTTCTGAGTTTTCCATGAATGTTCCGGGGTGACCTGATAATAAGCCACTTCTTTTCCTGTACATTACATCTTCAAAGATGACTTCTGTATCCATGAAGTCAACTGCAAGACCATACCCGATAAGATCAACTTCGGGTCTTTTTTCACCACGTGAAGCATAAGCTTTATCAAGAACTCTGAGCTTGGCTTTCACATTTAGGTTCAAGAGCATCAAACAAATTTTCTGCTCCCATTCCTTGATGTCAAAGTCAAGTACATAATCTGTAAACTTTATTTGTTCCACGACTTGGGTCCAGTGTCTCTCTGGGTCAACACCCAATGCAAACATACAACATCCACCTCTATCCCAAACATTCTTCACGTTGGTATACATGTCCTTGTAAAGTTTGTTGTAAACTATCTGGTGTATAAAGTTTCCTGTTGCAACTGTTCGTGTCTTGGGTTCAATTATCTTCTTTTCTGGAACTAATTCCTTCTTCCGAAACTCAAGCTTATGATTGAAGGGTATCCGGCCGTTGAGATAAATCTCTTCATAATGATCAACGTCGTCAAAAACTCTAGGCTGTATGCCATAAGTTTGAGTTACCTCGTTGAACTTTATGAAGGGACTCTTCCCAACAACTCCTTTCTCGAGTTTGTAGGGTAGTCCAGCACAAGTTTTCGTATTAATTGTTGTTGATCCCATAATGCGTTTCCCAATTATTGCCGATCTGGTGTCGTAAAGTCGTGATGTGTGTATTCCTGGTATATTCATAAAGACACGTTCTAGGTATGAAACCATAAACTTCTTCTCTTCTATCTTTATGAATGGGTCTTTTAAGCCATTTGCTTTATTAAGGGCAACTTTTAGAAAATGCCGAGACCCTGACGGTACTCTGGAATCTCTAACATCCTGTATTGAAGGTTCTGATTCAACTGGGAATGTTTCGAAAATAGGGCTCTTCACAAAGCCACTTGCTTTACTGATTCCTTGATTTGGGATTGGGGTCTCCACGACGTTTTCTGGATAATCAAAAACCGGATAAAATTCGTGCGTAGTCGGTATCGGAATTCCTTCCTTTGGAACACTGATGATCTGGTATTCCTTAGGGAACTTACTAAGGGCTTTTTCAATCTGCTCCTTGGTTATGATTCCGACATATCCATTATCATCACGTCGATTCTTTGCTATGACAATACCAACTATCTTTCTTGGCACTTTTGGATTATCATGAACTACAACAGAGCCACTGTTGCCATCCACAATTTTTGTCCTCATTGATAAAACTCTGTCATGTGGGTATGCGGTCTTGTAGTGTCGATAAGTAACTGGATATGATTCAACGAAACCTGTTGATCTAAAGGTTCGTCTAACATCCTCATATTTTAAATGAGGTGTTGCATTTCTCTCATTTTCCATGAGATAAGCAGCGGTATTCACATATGCAAACTTGTCAAGATTATCACAGCAATCATCTTCTGTTACAAAGTGATGCAACAACGTTCTAACTGGTCTAAATCCATCAATATGCAAAACAGCAGCATCACAACCATCTATAACCCTGACATCTTTTTTCGACACATGAAACTGTTTCACTGAGTGTTCAAGATTGACATTTCCAATTGAGTGATCATAAACATAGATGACCTGTTCATCATCAAATTTGTCGGTTGTGTGTTTATTGACCAAGAAGAGTGATCCTTTTATTCCAAGCATTATTCCCATCTGATAGGCGTTGTCATTGCGCCAGTAAATCTGATAAGTTCCATTCTTGATAATGTTGTATTCCTCAGACATATCTGGGGATTGGTATGATGTTGTCGCTATGATCGGAGCTTTTATTACACGTTGTTTGTCGGTCCTGGATGAATAGGAAGTTGGATCAATCCTCGGAGCCAAAATCTGCCCAACCATGCTAAGAGTGAAAAACATTCCAACAATCGCTATTGACATTGCAATTCCTGCAAGAAGTTCTTTCTTTATAAAAGAGAAGACTTTCGTCTTAATAAACTCCAAAATTGAGAGTGAAACTCTTGCAGTTCTGATGTGAACAAATTTCAACTTTTCTTTCATCTCCAATGCCCTTGATTTAGACTGTTGTCGCCGGATCTTACTTTGTTGTAGTGCAAGGAATTGTTCTTCATTGAAAACTATCGAGAAATCTAAGATTTCATACAAAACTGAGGCTTGCATCTCGGGAGTCAAAACTTCATCACAGCAATAGATCACTCTGTCATTCCCATCGACCTTTGCTGTTTTGAAATTAGCATAGTTAACATCTCCTCTTGAATACTTATTCAGTCGCATTGTCTTCTCTGCATAATACATATGTTTTCCATCTTGCTCTTGATGTTTCAGTTCAAAGTCCACATACTCGTTGGAGTCAGATAGATATCCTGTTGTTTGAACGTCCTGCTGTTGTTCCAAGTGTTCGATCATTTCATCATCTTCTGGATTTAA